GTGGTTGGGCTTGTTTAGCAGCATATGTAAATCATTACTCAACTTTGTTCGCTATAGGAATTGCTTTTTGTTCTTTGCTTGTTAGCTTAATATATAAACACTTAAACTACGTAGTTAATAAAAAAAGAACAGATGCTATGTTTGGAGAAGAAAAAGAAAACTGGGAATGAAATGAAGTTGTCTCTTATAGAAGTAAAAGAACTACCTGATAAAGTTAAACTTTTATATTCTATAGCTAAAGCAGATAATAAACACCCTTTCTATAAAACGTATAATATTAAAAGAGCTATTAGTGCGTTAGAAATTTATGATAGATATTTTGCTATTGTAGATGAAAATAATGTTTATTATGGTGGTTTTATTTGTGATAAAAATGAACCACATATTAATGTTAATAAAAAAGTTAGAGGTAAGTGGGGACACTTATTAAAAAAATTTATTAATACAATGCTTAAAGAGCATAAAGAAATAAAATTTTATGTAGAAAAAAAGAATAGAGATATGGATAATATGTTAAAGCATTTTAAAAAAAGATACAATATGAAAAAAATTAAAGACACAAAACAATTTGAATTCTATAAAATAGAGAGGGTAGTATAATGCCAAGTGCGTTTAAGCAAGCAGGTAAACTAGTTAGTGGTATAGTAGGTGGTGGAGCAAAAGCAGCACAAGCAAACCCTGTTATTGGTGCTGCGTTCAGTGCTGCCTTAGGTACACCAGCGCTTGGAGGCTCAGGTATAGACCCCACAAAAATTCTATTTGATATTGGAACTAACATTGGTGGAAAACTAATACAAGATAAATTTTCAGAATCCACCCCACAGTTTGGCACTCCAGGACAAGGTACACAAGGTACTGGATTCTTACCATCCCGAACAAGTATAGTTAATCCTTTAGTTACAACTGACCAAATATTACAGGGAAATACAATAACTGCAAAATCTCTTTTTACTCCTGAAGGGGAAAGGTTACAAAGTCTATTTGAAGACATAAGAAAAAGGGAAGCAGACCAACTTGCTCAGTTTGATAGGCAAGGACAGATAGACCAACAGCAAGCTCTATTAAAAGGTTTATTTGACACATCATTTCAAACTCAACAAAATGCTTTACTTGACCAATTAAACGCTCAAACTGGAGGCGCATTAACCAGTCCAGGTGGAAGAGACTTATTATCTAGGTTTGTACAAACAGGGGCATTAGAAAGGTCAAGAGCTGATTTAGCTGCTGTTGATAGAGCTACTGTAGAACAAGATAGATTAAGAGGATTAGAATCTTCATCATTAAAGACTCTAGCAGACTTTCAAAATATAGGTCTTGGTCAGGCACAGCAAGCAGGACAAATAGGTAGAGATGCAGCAGAGGGTAACCAAGCTATAGCAACGCAGAACTTTAATACTGAAGGAGCTGAGGCTGTAGCTAATAATCAATTTCTTACAGATATATTTGAAGGGCTAGGAGATATAGTATTTGGAGACCCAATACCTCCTTTCGACACAACTCCAGTACCTGGTCAGGGTGGCAGTAGTCTATTTGGAACTTCACGTAGTCCTTTTAGTTCATCAAGACAACAGTTTTCATTTGGAGGATTTGGGTAATGGCTAACGCACTATTTGAAGAACAACCTAAAACTACTGAACAAGTAAGAAAAGAAGAAAGAGATGCAAGGCGTAGAAGTGATGTCCAAGAAAGGGTACTAAGGTCTCAAATTCCTATAGAACAACAAGTAGCTTGGAGTCAATATGATGTAGGAAGGTCAGCAACTGATGCTATTAGAAATCTATTTGGTCAACGTCCAGAGTCACCAGCAGAAACTAATGAGAACGATAAGGGTAAAGTAGCAGAAGCTATGAAAGGAAAACAGTTTGGTTCAGATGAATGGTTTGAGGCAGGCATAGAGGAAGCAGTTAAACTTGGAAGACTTGATATGGCTGATAAGCTTCTTAAAAGGAAACAAGCTTCAGATACAGCGAAAGCAAAAGCAGCAAAGGAAAGACAGGAAGAAGAAAAGTTTAAAACGGATATAAAACACGTAGAGGAACAGATAAAATCCAGTGAAGCAGAGAGGAAGAAACCAGAGAACTTTTGGTGGATGGAGAAAAATAAAGATGGGACTACAACAGTTGTAGAAGACGCTGCTGTACCTGGAACTGATAGATATGAAGATTTAATAAATAAACCTGATGCTGTTCAAGGTGCTGTTCCTGATAAGGTAAGAGAAAACTTTTTAAACCCTGTAAAAGAGTTAGTACAGTATTATAATTCAAAGTCAAACGAGTGGAAAAGAGTTGCTTCTGGGTCTAAAGAAGAAAAGGCTTTAGGACCTGAGTGGATTTTGATAGCAGGTGACGTAAAGTATGAAGATGTTAAACAAGAACAAGGACAACCTAGTGTATGGGGTACTAATTTAGGTACATCAGGAACTGGTACAACAACTGGGGGTTTAGAATCCACAACAGCAAAAGAGGTTATGGATAAAAGTATTGCTACTAATGATTTGCTTATAGCTGATGCTAATGGAAATATTATAAGAAATACAGCCGCTATAGAAGTAATAAAAAAGATTTCAGAAAAGCAACAAGCAGAATCTGGAACTGGTCTTTCTAAAGACATGAGGTCTAGACTAGAAAGAAATGAAATAGATGCTGATAGATTTTTAGAGTGGTATTATAAGATAACTGATAAAAATAAAGTTACTGATAGCTCACTTATTGATACCATGTGGGAAGGTGTAGGTTCAGCATCAGTTGCTGCTGTTACATCTGGGTTTGCTAAAAATATAAGTAGTCTGCTAAGTGAGGCTGGTCTGCCTATGGACTCCATAGATGCCCTTCTTGGCACACCTGGTGGAAGAATAGATAAAGCAAAACTTACTAAGGCTATTGGAGATATGACTGCTGTTGCATATGCAAGAGCAGTAATAGGAGCAGAATATAGAGCAGGTGGTGAAGGAGCATTAACCAAGTCTGCAATTGAGCAGGCAAGAAAAATCTTACAAGTAGATGCTATGTCTGACACAAAAGATGGGTTTGAAGCTGCCTTAACTATTGCTGCAGGGAAGATATCTGATGTTAAATCCGATTCTATAGGCAGAAGAAAGAAACCATTAAGGGATGCTAATCAGAGAACTATACGAGATTATGCAAAGAACAATAATCTAACTCTAACTCTAAGTAAGTACCCTGCAAAGGTAGGTAACATAGATATACCCAAACATAAAGCAGGTATAGAAGTATATACATTAACACATGAAAGTGGACAAGAATATATAATAGATGCAGATTTAGATAGTTATAATGATACTATTAGATTTATATATGCGGGGGGTAGAATATAATGGCTGGGTATGGAGTAGCTAATAATAATAATGAAACTACAAATACGCAGTTAAATGCTGAATTATCAGATGAAGATATTAAGAACACGCTTGTACCCATAGAAAATGAGGTGAGTGCAACAGTAGAAAACTTACCTTTTGTACCAGAAAGTAATGTAAATCAGATGACACCTTCTATTACTACTAATAATACAGATGTTTTATCAGATGCAGATATTAAAAGTACGCTTGTGCCAATGGGTGCTGATTATCAGTCTGAACTAGAAGAGGATGTATTAAATCCTACTGCTCCACGAGGACCAGATGATGACCTTAAAGTTGGAGAGCTACAAACAGGGCATCGTTTATACACAAAACAGTATTTAGAAAACATGTTTCCAAATTTGGACAGTAGACCATTTGAGTTTACAGACGAAAATGTTAATGAATTAAATAAAGAACTATTACACTCTGCAAAAGATGAATTAAATACAGCTTGGGCTACAGGTAAAGACGGTGCTGCTGGTGTAAAAAATCTTTTAAGAAAACTAAAAAGAATGGACCCAGAAGTAGACTATAGCAAAGAAGCCCCAGCAGGTCTAAGAAATAAGCTTGTTGGAATGGATACTACAGAAGAGAAGAAGGATGCTATAAACGAGTACTTTGGTAAAGAGGCTGCTGCAGGCACAGATAAATGGGGTAATTTAACATTTATAAATCCAGATAATGGTCAAAAAACTATAGTAGATAAACCAGAATTTACTATGAAAGACTGGATAGATTTAAGAGATGATGCACCTTTGTTAGCTGCAACAATGCTTGGAGCTTGGAAACTTAGAGCTGCTCATTGGGTGTATCAAATGGTTGGTGATACTGGTATCTATATGAGTGGAAGGTCAGCTACAGAAGCTGTAGAAGAGTGGACTGGAAGAAATAAAGAAACTTATGAAGATGTATCTGATAGATTATGGACGGAAGCCTTTCTTGTAATGGGCTTAAATTTAGCTGTTGGTACAGGAGTATGGGGTATTAACAGAATGAAAAATCCAATCCATACTGGAGTAACACCAGATTCTGAACTAGCTGTAAAAGAAATGTTACGTATGAATGAAAGAAGAATAGATGCTGGTTTACCTCCTGTACAATTATTAGCTTCAGCTCTTAATGATAACCCTATGTTAGCTAGAATAGAAGGTATATTAGCTAAAATTCCTGTAAGCGCACAGATATACAAAGTAAAACAAGAATCTATTGATAAAATGATTGCTGATGAGGTTGAGTTTTTAATAAAGGATTTGAATATAACTGGTCCTGCAAGAAATGCACATATACAAGAGATGAGAAAGAACTTTAATAAGATAATTGATGAACATCTTAACTTTATGTATTCAAAACACAATGCAAGGTTTACAGGTATTAACCCAGCAACTGGAAAAAAGACAGCTACTGAGGGTGTTGAAATTGCATTTGAAAAGCAAACTAAGTTATTCGATGATGAATATAGTGCATTAGGTACTATTAGTGGCGACAGCAAGTGGATACATTTAGGTATGAGTACAGGTGGCAGGGGTAAGCCAAGTGCCTTTAAACAGGAACTGCAAAAAGAAGTTGAAAATTTAAAAGATGTACCTATTCTTGACCCTTTAAAGGCAACATTAGAAAAACTCCTTAAAACAGGAGAAGACGCTGGAGGGTGGATAAACGTAGCTCAGTATGTTAATGTAAAAAAAGAATTAGCTAAGCGTATGAAGGGAACTTCGACAAACTTAAGAGATTTAGATACAGGAAGAGCTGCTAAACTGTATGAGCTTTTAGAACAGGCTGTTAAACAGTCTTCTAAAAACCCTTCAAGAATTAAAGATAAATTTCCTCCTGGTACAGATATAGGAAAATTTATAAAAGAATTTAGAGACACAAATAGAAGATATGGAGAGTATAAAGATTTATACATTACTGGTAAGGGTACTGTAGCTGAAATAACAAGAGCTAATGCTAAAGGTGATGATGCGTTTAATCTAATAGATTTCTTTTTTAGAAAAGATAATTCTAAAAATGTTCTGGAAATGAAAACAGTTTTGCAAGGGATACCAGGTGGAGCTAAACAATGGAAAACTATGCAAAATTCTGTGAAGGATATTTTAATTGGCACAAAAGGTGGAGCTTTAAGAACACCTAAAGAATTAGATAAGATACTAGATGATATAGGGGAAGAAACTATAACAGCTTGGCTGGGACCAAAAGCATTTAGAAATTATAAAGATTTAGCAAAGGTATCTAGGGAGTTTGGAGAAAGAAGTTCTGTTAAACTTGCCAAGGAAGCTTCAGATGCTAAGGAATTATTTCATTCTCTCATTAAAGATAAGAATATAAATACTATTATTGATGCTAGAAAGCTAGTAGGAGCAGGTAGCAAAGAATGGAATACAGCTCAGAAACATTATGTTGGTGAGCTGTTGGATGCTGCTTCTGACAACGGTATTTTAAGTGGGGATAAACTTCAGAACATACTTAAAGGGGCTGAGGGTGGTTTTAATGAAGCATTTATAAGACAGATGTTTCATGGTTCACCTTATTATCAAAGGCTGGCTGATTTGGCTGATATATCAGCTAGAAGTGCTAGAGCTAAATCTTCTATGGCAGGTGGTCTTGCGGCAGGGATGGTTGTACTATCATTTTTAACTATGAAAATAGGTGCTTTTGCAAAGGCTGCAACTTTTGGTTGGTTAAACTCTACATTCTTAACTCAAAAAAGTTTAGCTGCAGCTTGGTTTACTAAGAAGAAATTTAGTGACCTTTCAGATACACAACTTAGAGCAATGCTACGAGAGGCTTCTAGATTTGGTGACCAAGAACATTTGACAACTTGGGAAAATGAAGCACAGAAGCAGCTTACGGCTACTATAGACGCAGAGAAAGAACGTTTACAGAAGGCAAGAGGCAGGGATTAAATCTCACAAGCTCCTGCTGTACAGGCTAGCTCTTGGCTTCCAATAGTATTGTCAAGGCTTTCATTTAAGTCTGTCCACTCTATATGTTTAGGTATATCTTTTAATAAGATACTATACTTTTCTTTATCTATCTCCTCATAGGGAGCATCCTGATATACATGGTCTGTGTGTGGAAGGAAACTAATCCCACTCATATATTCAAAGTTATCATATACCCAAGACATAGCAGGTAGAAATTCTTTTTCTTTATAATAGATAGTAACACTTGGTTTATGTTCACACCAATGCTCAGCGTATACCTTCCATAACTCTAATTGTTTCATAGCTCCATAGTCATCTCTCATTACTGATGAACTAGGAGACTGTATAGGAAAACTAAATACATACATGTCATTAGGTTTCTCTGGTGCATCCTTATATGGAACTCCTTTCTCTATCATAAGTTTACTTAGTGGGTCTTTCTTATCCCCTCTAACATTTCGTATATAGTAAGAGCTATAACGAGGATGAATACCAGAGGCAGTATTACACAACTGACTAACAGTACCACTAGGCTTAACACAAGTGATAGCAGCGCTTTCAGGAATTTTAAGATTACTTGCCCACTCTTTATTAGTTTCAATAGACACCTCTCGTAGTTCTTGTAACTTATTTGGTAACTGTTTATTACTTGGGTCGCCAAGAGAAGCGTGGTCTAGTATGCCAGTTAAACTGACACCTAGTAATCTCTCTTCATCACAGTTATTTTTGTAGTCTTTTGAAAGGAACCTAAAGTCGGTCAATGTAGATTGTAAAGTACCTAGAATGGTGGCTATTCTAACTTTCTCTTTTAATTGTTCTTGACTATCTCCAGAGCGTACTATGACCTCAGATAAGTTACAAAATTCTGAATCCCTAAGAATTATTTCAGAACAAGGATTCGTTCCAAACTTATATTCTGGGTCTCTACGTCCATTTCTTGATGCTACTCTTTGAGCTGATGGTACAGAATATATACCACGCTCTCCTGACTTTGACTCATATAAACTTGCAGACTCTTCTAAGAAGACACTTAGAGCAGGTGTGTCTGTATAACATACAGAGTTATTAGCTAACGCTCTATGTGGGTGGTCTAACCACCATTGTCCACTCTTAGCTTTCTGCATTTCCCTATCATCTAAATCAGATAGAGATATTAATGCAGACCTACGTACTCCTCCCACTACTACGATGTCTGCAATCTTACAAACTATATCATGTACTTCTATTGGTTTTAGTTTCCTACCTTTTGCATTTTGAAACAACTCAACACAAAAGTTAAATAACTCTACTAAGGGTTCAGGACCACTAGCTCTACCACCAAAAGTTTTCAATGGCATTCCTGCTTTTCTTACTCTACTTATATCCCATTTAGGTATCTGTCCTGAGTACAGTAAAGTTATTATTTCTTTAAAAGACTTAGACCAACCTATTTTACTATCAGGCACACATACGATAGTGTCAGTAGGGTGGAAGTCCTCTGCTACAGTTGGAAGTTTATCTACTTCAGATTTGCATACAGAGAACCCCACTCCTGTTCCGCACATTAGTATATACATCACTTCGCTAAACTTTCTAGCGTTGTCCATAGCAACAAAGCAGCAGTTGTACCCTGCTACATTGTCTTTATCCAAAGCCTCTCCTGCAGTCATAAGACAGCGCATAGAAGGCATTACTTTTTTATCTAGAATAAATTGTTTACACTCATCTAGTTGGCTATGATACTTAGATGGAACTCTGTTTTTCCAAAAGTTTATGTATCTGTCTACTGTCTCTTCCCAAGTTTCTCTACGATTTTTATCTGGTAGATACCTTGCATATCTGCTTTGGTGTATATACTCTTCGTATAACTTCACTACTATTCCCCTTTGTAGTTAATTTTGTAACATGTTACAAATCTTTGTTTAATCCTCTATGATGTTGGCATCCTCTGGTAAATCTGGAAGTTCTCTCCAACCCATCTTAGTTGTTCGTAACTGTCCGCTCCAACTCAAAGTATACTCATGTGTATATACCTCTTCATACAGCTTACCTGCTCTTTGTGCAATCCTACCAGTAGAACTACCAATAGTTCTTTTAACTAGAGCATCTTCTGTTTCTTTTCCTGTCATATATTTTCTCCTTCTGTATCTAAATCAAACTTATATAGGTTATCTATTAACTTGTCTTCAAAAGAATCAAGTAATTCCTCAGTAGTTATTTCGAGAACCTCTATTATTAAGTCTGGGTCATACTCTGTATTTATTTTTTCTTTTATTTCTTCCAGAGTTAATGTCATTACTTATGCGCTCCTAACCTCTGGAGTCATAATCTTTTTAGCACTTCTAGCTCTAGGATAGGAATTGCAATCAAGGCAATGATACCTATCATATATTCTAGTGTGTGCTATTACTTCACCTTTGTAACGTAGATTCTTGGAACCACAGTATGAGCAGCATTTTTCTGTTTTGTTTAACAGGTTTAGGTTCGGATGGTTTACAACTAATGGTCTTATCTTTTCATAAGCTTGCTCTAATACTAACACATCATACTTACAATGGTCTCTTACATACTTAATTGCAGCTTTGTTTCCAGCTATAGCTTTTCTCCAGTTCTTAGGACATATAGCTGTCTTAGCATCTGGTAATTCTAAGAAAGACTGTACTGTAGCTAACCTATTATTATTCAAACACATTTTATATCTGGCTGTTCTCCAGCCATCTATATGTGGTGTGTTTGGTATAGTAGGTAACCCATGGTCTAACAACCTAGTCTGTATAAAAGGAACATCAAACCTTATACCATACCAAGTTATCCAAGCATCTGCATCAGATAGTATCTTAGATATATCTTTGCATAACAAGTAGTCATTGGTTGGGTCTTTCTTAAACGCAGTTGGGTAATCAGATATACTAAGAACTTTAGTTCTTTTACTTCCTAGTTCTTTATACCCAAAGCAAAGAATGTGTCCAAAGTTTGCTTTTAAGTTTGTAGTCTCTATGTCGAATACAATTATTCCTGACATTTTGTCCACTCCTTAGGAATAGAACCTATTGAATATTTGATACCTTGTTGTTCGCACCATTTACTATAAGTTTTCTTCCTACTTTTTGTTAAAAAGTTGTCTTGCATAAATACAATCCTTAAATCTTTATCTGGGTTGCTTGCTATGACAGCTTTAAGTTTAGTTCTCATCTTTGATGTTAGGTGTCCTTTAGCTTCGACAACTATACCAGAAGATAAGAAGAAGTCGGGAGTATATATTCTAGTTTCATACACCTCACAACTCCCGCACTTAGAGCATTTAGCATTATAAGGTTTTAACTTATACTGCCACTTCTCTTTTTCGTATGAAAACTTTTCACCCATCTCGGTTAGTTCTCTACCAAGACGTATTTCAAATTTACTTTTACCTTTAAATTTCAACTTCTTCTATGTCCATAAAATCAATTTTCTTGCAGTTTACTATAGTGTGAACTGAAGTAGAGTCTCCACTATAGAACCCAATCATATCTTTCCCAATGTGTTCCATTGGAGCAAACCCTGCACATACTATTTCTAAGTTTTTACCTGTAGAAAATACTACAGAAATCTCATACATAGTAGGAGGGTAATTACTAATATCTTCTTCTTCTTTTGGAAACTTTAAGAGTTCAAATTTGGAGTCCACAGTTCTCTGTTCTTTCTCCTTATCCATAGTAATCTCCCATTATTTATTAAATTCTCTTCAGTCATATCTGCTTTTTCATACTCCTTTAAAACAGTATCAAGTAGTTCTTCTTCTTCTTCTATACCATCTAAAATCTTATCTGCTTTCTTGTTACCTATACCTTTTATTCCTTGTATGTTATCTACTCTATCTCCAGTAAGTAATTGTATATAGAAAGATTTTATAGCTTGCTTCTCGGATACTTCATAAGGTTCTTTGTCTTTAGTCCAGTTGTAATGTAGACCACTAATCATATCTAAGTCTTTGTCTTTAGTACAAATTACAGTCTCTCCAAATTTTGCTGATGATTGCTCAATACCCATTGCATCGTCAGCCTCTTCTCCATTGGTTAATATTGTATTGTAGTTACCTAATAGGTAGGTAATTATTTCTTTGTACTGTGTTGGTTTGTGGTTGGGGTCTCTATTACCTTTGTACTTTAGAGGTGATGGTATGTCATTTCTAAAATTATCTTTTCCTGTGAGATATATAACTAACATATCACTCTTAGTTGCTTTTTTAATCTTTTTTAAGACTAGATTTACATTATGTAAAGTGTGAGACAATGGACTAGAAGAGTATTTTAAATTCAAATCTTTCTTGTCTAATCCATTATCTTCACAATATGCTTTAGCCTCTTTAGAATAGGAAAAGATTTTTCCATCAGGACAATGCCATTCTCTTACGTCAGATGCAAAACCACAGCTATAAACTATGATGTCTCCGTCTACTAAAGCTCTCCTTTTCATTTTAAGACTCTATTAAATCTTTAACTTCGTCACCAGAAGTATAGTACTCAATCTTTCTGGCTACCTCTATTACAGTCTCAACACCTATTTGTACTTCAACACCAGATTTAGATGCAGAAGATAGTAATTCAGTAGCGGCAGATACTGCGTGTCTGCGTATGATACTACGTTCTTTATCCATAGTTCCTACTGGAAAGCCTACCATTTTCTTTTCTCCTGTAACTTTATCAGTTACTTCAGTACCACTTAGAACTTCGATAGTTCCCTCTATATTTTTATAGATTCTACCACCTGATTCTTTTTCTTTTACTTTGAACTTTACTGTATCTTTGTACCTAGCATCATGCTGAGGTAAAAAAGAATTGTACCATTCTCCGTCAATCTTAAATCCTTTTTGATTCTTTGATACGGATTCAAGCACTCCTTCTACTTCATATACTTCGCTCATATCTAGTACTCCTTATATATATTTTATAATACCCTATTATTATAACATGTATAATTTCAAATGTCAACAGTAGACATATCTGACCATACTTTTCCAGATTTTATCTCTATAGATAGAGGTACAGGTAGCTCTATATCATACCTAGACTGCAGTATTTTAGTAGTTCTATGTACCATTGCCCATTGTAACATGTTACAAACATTTTCTCTTTCTTCTAATTTACAATCAATAACTATGTTGTCATGTACAGTATTTATAATTTTTATACTATCAGTAAACCATATCTTATATGCAAATGCACCTAAAGCTATTTTCATAATATCTGTAGCTAAGGATTGTACTGGATAGTTCTTTATTTCCGTTGGTGAGTATTCAATATTTCGTTTCTTGTAATTTGTTTTGTGTCCATACTTAGAATCATACTCTCTAAATACTAGAGTTCTTTTTGTTGGTGAGCTAATAGCTGAAGGGTGCCTAGGTATACCTAATGGAGTCCTATTAAGTTTTTCTAAAGCATGACTATCATAATCAAACCACTCAGAACCTTTGTTACTTTTTACATAGTCTTGTAACTTTTCTTGCCAGTACTCTACTTCTGAGTATCTTGCATAAAAGTTATCAATGAACTCTTGAGCAAGAGCCTTTGGTATCTTATTTACCTCAGCCATGGTCTTAGCGCCTGCTCCATACTGTAATTGAAAGCTCAATGTTTTTGCTATACGCCTTTGTTCTGGAGTAATTTGGTGTTCAGGTGTTGTATATAGTTGAGAGGCTCTCATTCTATGTAGGTCTCTGCCACTTATTAAGTCTTTTATAAGATTTTCATCATTAGATAAGTATGCTAATACAACTATTTCTAGTTGTGAATAGTCTGCCTCTATAAGAAGACCATCTTTGTATCTACTTGGAAAACATTGACGTATCCTAGACATTCTTTTTTAACTCCGCATCTATAAGTATATTAATGTACTCTCTAGCTTTATGTAAATCCTCAAGACCACCTTTGTACTTCCAACGCATAACATATTTTATAACATTACCCTCTGCGTAAGGTATCTCATTCTCAACTATAAACTGTACAGGTTGTATCTTCCACCTTGAATAATGCTCTGGCTCTTTTATGTTATCTGGAT